ATGGCAGGGACCACTGAAACTAATTCAATGGTTGATAGGTACAATAGGTTATATACTACCAATCAAATGGCAGCCTATAACCCAGCACTAAACTACCAAACCCTTAGAACTCAATTATACTCAGATTATGAAGCAATGGATACAGATGCTATCATTGCTTCTGCTTTAGATATATTATCTGATGAGTCTACTTTAAAAAGTGAAATGGGTGAAGTACTCCAAATTAAAAGTTCAGATGAACAAGTACAAAAAATTCTTTATAATTTATTTTATGATGTTTTAAACATTGAATTTAATTTATGGATGTGGATTCGCCAAATGTGTAAATATGGTGATTTTTTCTTGAAATTAGAAATAGCAGAAAAATTTGGTGTATATAATGTTATCCCTTACACAGCTTACAATATTGTACGAGAAGAAAAAGTAGGTGAAAATAAAAAAGATGTAGAAGTAAGGTTTAAGTTTGACCCTGATGGGTTAAGTGGTGGAGGAGAATACGGTGGGTATTTTGGAGGAACCCAATATACAAGTGATAGAGATAGCAACACAGCAATTTATTTTGATAATTACGAAATAGCCCACTTTAGACTACTCTCAGATGTAAATTACCTCCCATATGGTAGAAGTTACATTGAACCCGCACGTAAACTGTTTAAACAGTATGTGATGATGGAAGATGCTATGTTGGTACATAGAATTGTCCGTGCTCCTGAAAAACGTATTTTTTACATAAATGTAGGGGCTATTCCACCTGCTGAGATAGAAAACTTTATGCAGAAGACCATCTCAAAGATGAAGCGTACCCCCTATATGGATCAACAAACAGGGGATTATAATCTAAAATATAACATGCAAAACATGTTAGAAGATTTTTACATCCCTGTTAGAGGTAATGATACTGCTACTAAAATTGACACTACACCTGGAATGCAGTATGATGGTATTCAAGACGTAGAATACCTAAGAGACAAATTATTTGCTGCACTTAAAGTTCCAAAAGCCTTTTTGGGTTATGATGAAAATACTGATGGTAAAGCTACATTAGCAGCCGAAGATATTAGATTTGCTCGTACTGTAGAACGCATCCAACGAATTGTACTTTCAGAACTATACAAAATTGCAGTTGTTCATCTTTATACACAAGGATTTGATGGTGAAGAATTAACAAATTTTGAATTAAATCTAACTACCCCATCAATCATTTATGATCAAGAACGGGTAGCACTAATGAAAGAAAAAGTTGATTTAGCAGCACAAATGATGGAAACTAAATTATTTCCTACTGATTTTATTTATGATCATCTTTTCCACTTAAGCGAAGATCAATACGTTGAGTTTAGAGATTTAGTTAGTGAAGATGCTAAACGTGCTTTCCGCAATACCCAAATAGAAACTGAAGGCAACGATCCTGTAGAAACTGGAAATTCATATGGTACTCCTCATGATCTAGCCTCCATGTATGGTAAAGGTAGATATTATGATGAACCTGATGGTGTTCCTGCAGGATATGATGAAAAATTAGGACGTCCCGAAGAAAAAGTTTCTAATCGTAACACTCAAAATGATAATTTTGGTAAGGATAGATTAGGAGCAGCTGCAATGAAAGGTAAAGAAAATGAATCTAATTCTATAAGACCCTCATATAAAGGTGGTTCGCCTTTAGCTTTAGAAGCTAAAACAGCTTATTTACAAAATAAAGAAATGCTAAAAAAGTTACCAGTTAATCGTAAACAATTAGTATTTGAGCAAGATAGCTCGCTACTAGATGAAAGTAACTTAAAGGAGTGAAAATCTTTATATATTTATAAAAAAGCCCATCAATGAGAATCAAACATTCTAAGTATAAAAATACAGGTCTTTTATTTGAACTTTTAGTAAGACAGATAACTGCTGACACCCTATCAGGTGGCGAATCAGCTTCCCTCAATATTTTAAAAAAATCATTTGCTAAAACTGAATTAGGAAAAGAATATAAACTTTATGAATCTTTATTCAAAACCAAAAATTTAAGTGAAGGTAAAGCAGATATTACTTTAAATACCATATTAGAAGCTACTCGTAAATTAAATAGAAGTGCATTAAGAAGAGATAAATATAACTTAATTAATGAAATTCGTAAGCATTATAATTTAGGAGAATTTTTTAGACACCAAGTTCCTAACTATAAAGGATATGCAGCTTTCTATAAACTAATAGAAATATACAATTCAGATAAGCTATCAGAAACTGATGAAATTATTGCTAATAAAGTAACAATTTTAGAACAATTGACTGAAAAGCCTATTAGTGAGAAAAAAGTAAAAGCAGATTTAGTTGAGGAGTTCAGCAAGTATGATAAGGATTTAAGAATTCTTACTTATAAGGTAATGCTTGAAAAATTTAATGGTAAATATTCTAATTTAAACAAAGGTCAAAAAGGTATATTAAAAGAATTTATTAATTCGATTGATAATACTCCTCGTTTAAAAGAGATTTATAATACTAAGATTAATGAAGTAAAAAAGGTATTAAACCATCAAATCCAAAGTGTGAAGGATGAAGCTACTAAGATTAAATTAACAGAAGTAGTAAAACTCCTTAAAGAATTAGATAAAAGTTCTAAGATTAATAATGATGATTTAATTAATCTTCTTCAATACTACCAATTGACTGAAGAACTCCATAAAACATCTAAGTAATGCCAACAATTAAACCCTCGGAATTAAACCCAAATTTTATCAAAAGAATTGAGGACTTATATGGTCCTACTAGTAAAGATGATTTTTTTAAGGATGATTTGAGCTATTATGCTAAAGCTAATAAGCCTGAAGAAAGAAGTGAAGGGGGAGGCATTACTCATACTATTATTAATCTTCCAAGCTTTGTTAATTTATTTAAAAACCTGGGTAAATCTAAAAACGCAGCAAAATCACTTAAAACTAAACCCGAATTAAGGGGTGATACAGAATATCAAAAACAAGCGGATAAAGTAATTGATACTTTTAATTCATTTAGAACTTTCTTTAGAACAAATTATCCTGATCAATATTCTTTAGTAAAAAATAGTATTAAAGAAATAGAAGGGATGGGTTATAATACACCTTTTGCATTTAAGAAAAAAGGATCTAAACCTAACATTTCCTCTTACACTTCAATTGGATATGAACCCGTTGATCGAAAAGCACTAAGAAAAAAAGCAAAAGGTATAGACTATATAGATTTATACAAAGATTAATATTTATCAACATGACAAGCGAACTAATATATAAATTCCAAAAGTATTTAACAGAAGCAGCTAAAGCAACTGAAAAGAAAACTACTAAAGAAGTAGATGAGTTAAATACTAAAGGATGGGATTATCAAGATCCTAAATTATTCAATAATATTAACCCTGATCAACTTGTAAATGGTGTAGCAATTGAAATAAGAAAAGATAATTCAATGCCACTTGAAAAAGCAATGGAAATTGTAGTAAAACAATTAGGAAAAGATCCGATGTACTACATTAAAAATGCCGCATTTGGGGTAGAAGGAATTGGCTACACAGATGATGCTGTAGCTCTAACTCCTGAAGAAATTAAAGGTAAATACAAATCCTCCGGCTATGGAGACTTAAAAGAAGCAATAATGAACAAATCAGAAAAATTAAAAGAATTATTAGAAGAAGCTGTAGCGGGAGTTCCATCAATTGGAAACCCATTCGCAGATCGTAAACCTGAAGCTTATGAAACAAAATTTGAAGCTTATTTAGCAGAAAATGCACGTACCGATGCCGAAGAAGAAGGCTATTTAGATGGTATGAAAGATGAAAAAGAAGATATGTCTGAAGATGCCAGAACTGATGCTGAGGAAGAAGGGTATAAGGATGGCATGAAAGATGAAAAAGCAGACCTAAAAAAGAAAGCTAAAAAAGAGGGCAGAATGGGTATGAAAGACGTTATGAAAGAGGCAAAACGTCTAGGTGAAATGGCTAAAAAACAGGTTGAAGCTAAAATATATGAAAGAGCTATTGAAGAAAGAAAAAGCGCTCTTATGGTAAATGAAGATGAATCCATTTCTGAATTCATTAACCAATCAGCAATCCAATCAGTACAAAAAGAAGTAGCTTTATTAGAAAAAAAGCTAATGGAAGTAACTGCGGATAAGAATACAATGGGATAATGAAAAAGACCCTCATAGATACTCAATTTTTTAAAATTGCCCCTCAAGCAATTACTGAAGCTCTTAAAACAGAGAATGGTAATTTGATTGTTGAGGGTAGACTACAAACTGCCGAAACTAAAAACGGTAATGGTAGATACTACCCTAGGGAGATTTTAGAAAGGGAAGTAAAAAATTATATTGATGGTCCTGTTAAAGAAAATAGAGCATTAGGTGAATTAGATCACCCTGATTCGTCTATTATCAATTTAAAAAACGTTTCTCATAATATAAAGTTTATTAAATGGGATGGAGATGATGTAATAGGCACTATTGAAATCCTTCCCACCCCTTCAGGCAATATATTAACAGAATTATTCCGAAATGGAATTACCGTAGGTGTATCTTCTAGAGGTATGGGTAGTTTACAACCCAATTCTAATGGGGTGCAAGAAGTTCAAGATGATTTTGAATTACTATGCTGGGATTTTGTTTCTACTCCTTCAACACCGGGTGCATATGTTCACCCTATAAGTGAAGGTTTAGACCTTTCTACCCAACCCATTACCAAATATAATACAGTAAACGAAATTATTACAGAAATTCTTTGTAATAACGGACAGTGCCCTATCATATAAATTCATATAAAATAAAATAGAAGGATAAGAGGACGCATTTTTGCGTCCTTTTGTTTTTCTTATATATGTATCCCTAGAATATGCTGTCAGTCTATACAGCATTTTAATTATTATTATTAATCACTATTACGCTTCTACAGAATAAGCGTATTTTCCCAAAAAATTTAGGAACAATGGCAAACAGAGATTTGTTAGCAGATGCTATCGCAGATGCTAAAGCAGTCAAAGAAGTAGCTATCGCTAATGCGAAAGCCGCTTTAGAAGAAGCTTTTACACCTCATCTTAAAGACATGCTTGCTCAAAAAATTAATGAGATCGAAGAAATCGACGAAGTCGAAGAAATTTCTGAAGAATCTCGTAAAGAAAGAGCAAAAGTTGATAAGTATGAGTATGAAAAAGGCAAATTAAAAGGTCAAAACAAATTTGACAAGGAAGT